CACTACGTGGAAGGCGTGAGCGGGAAAATGCGCGTGCGGTGGAAGAGCCGCGGAGACCGCTACCTCTACATCTCGTCGGTCGTCGAAATCGGCCCGCGGCAAGAGCATGAGCTCACGTGCGAGGAGAAGGCTACGTGATCTCTATTGATCTGAACGAAGCGCAGATGCAGCGGCAAGTGCAAGGCTTGATAAAGGCCTTTGGCAGCCTGCCGCGCGACTTGGCGAAGAAGAGAATGCGGGCAGCTATCCGCAAGGCCACGAAGCCATTCGAGCCAGCCCTACAGTCGAACACGCCATATCTGACTGGCTCGCTGGTGCGCAGCATCAAAACAAAAATCAAGGTCTACGACAAAGGCACCCACGGGAACATTGCGTTTGTCTGCGGCTACGTTCGCGGCTCTCTCAAGAAGAGACGCGGCCAGTTTGTTATCGCCGGCTCAGGCAGCCACGCCATCATTGTCGAAAACGGCTCGAAGCTGCGTAGGCGAAAGAACGGCGCGTCGACCGGCGTTATGCCAGCCCGCCGGATGGCAAGGCGGACGCTGGACGGAATGAAGCAGCCGATATTGTCTTCGCTGGCCAACGAGCTGGCCGCCGCGCTCGAAAAGACAGCACAGGAGGCTGGCCGTGCCATACCCTGAACAGTGGCTGAAAGCTGCAATCGAGACCGCCAGCGGCTGCCTGGCGTGGCCAATGGAGGCCCCTGAGGGTGCTGCCCTACCCTACGTGATTTACGGCCGGACGTCCACGCAGCGCGAGACGATCATGGCCGGGGCGACGCCTTTCAATATGAGACCATCGGCACAGTTCTCGGTGCTGCTCTACGCGTCGACCTACTCCGGTGTGAAGTCGCTGGCAGACTCCGTCCGGGTTGCTCTGCACAACTTCAACGGCACCGCGAACGGCGTGACAATCCGCGAGTGCCTGATCACCGAGGAGCTTGACGGCTCACCGGACTACCTCGACGGCCAAGACAAACCCACCTATAGCGTCGACCAAACGTACCAGATCCGCTGGGAGGAGTAAGCATGACGGTCATTGCTGATTCGCAGGGAACGACGTTCACGTTTGGCGGCACCAGTTTTGTCGCAAAGAACGTCAAAGTAAAGCGCACGCAAGTCTACATCGACACGACGCCGCTGTCGGCGGCCGCCGGATCGACTCGCAAGCTGCAGGCCGCACCGCTCGTTGACGGCGACCAGATCACGTGCGAATACATGGGCACGACTGCACCAACCCGCGGCACGGCTGCTGCGATTGCGTGCTCAACGCTCGGCATCAGCGGGATGGCAGTCTGCGAGGACTTCGAGCTGACCGCGGCAGTGGGCGAGCTCATTATGGGAAATGCCACGTTCAAGCTGACCGGCACCTGATTGGCCGGGAGGTGACCCGTGCCAGACATTCCAAGCAGTCAGGGCGCCGTCCTGCGGTTCAACGGCCAAGTGCTCGGCGTGCTGCAGAACGCGAACCCTTCGTTTAGTGTTGGTAACAAGCACGAAGTTACCAGTATGCGATCGCCTGTTGCTGGTCTCGGCCAGAACGCCCGCGTACTCAAACAGTACAACGTGACAAGCATTGAGCCCGGCACGATCACGGCTCGGTTCTTGGGGTCGCCTGACCTTGCCAGAAACGACATCGGCGGGCCTGGCATTCTCTCGTTTACGTGGGGCTCCGGGTCAACTCTGAGCGGTCAAGCGTTTCTTGAAGCGCTCGACGCGGAGTTTGCCAAGGGCGAATTGATCGTGTGGGCCGCTGTGTTCCAGTTCTCTGGGTTTGACTGACGAGGGAAAAAATGGCTTTGACTGCCGACGACATTCTGGCGATCGACGACATCCGCGAGCCGCAGAAGCTGCACGTGAAAGCGTGGGGCCGCGACGTCTACCTCCTCGACCCGACGGCCGACATCCGCGACGAGTGGGAAATCTTTTGCGCTTCCAACCAAGGACAGCGGGCGAGCTGGCGGGCCAAGTTGGCAAGCCTGATTCTGTGCGATGAGGCTGGTAAGCGGCTTTTCACGAGCGACGCCGACGTGGCGAAGCTCGGAAAGAAGAACGCCAAAGCCATGCACGAGATCTGGCAGGCGGGCCAGAAGCTCTTGTCGATCACCGACGCGGAGATTGAGGAACTCGAAAAAAACTGAGGAGCCGGCCGGACGACGTGTTCGTCTACCGGCTGGCCCTCGAGCTCGGAATACCAGACCCGGAGGAATGGAAGAAACGGCTAACGCTGCGGCAGTTGAGGCGGTGGATGGCCTATTGGCGAGTCGAGCCCTTTGGCGACTCGTGGCGGATGGCTGCCAGGACATCGCTCACGACGGCAGCGGGCATGGGTGCGAAGCCCGACCCAGAGGCCGAGGAGCGATTCTTGCCGAGCTACCGCGACAAGCCGCAGACAGAGGAAGAACTAAGACGTGAGCTGATGAAGATCCCAGCATTCCGCGAGCAAATGCAGAAGGGCGAATAGTGGCAACGATCGGCAAAGTATCCGCCGTGTTTTCGGCCAGCACCGCTGGCCTAAAGGCTGGCGTCAACGACGCGTCTGTAGCCTTCAAAAAGCTATCGGGAGACGTTGCCGGGCTGCGTTCTGGAATGCGGACGCTAGTAGCTATCCAGGGCGCTCAGCTCTTTGGCCAGCTTGCGTCTGGGGCCATGTCGGCGGCGCGGTCGTTCGTCTCAATGGGCGTCGCCCAGGCCGGCGTGATCGACAGCCAGAGCGACCTGGCCAAGAGGCTCGGCCTGACCTACGGCGAGCTGGCGGGCCTTGGGTTTGCCGGGGCTCAGGTTGGCGTGTCGATGGACTCGATCGGCAAGGCCCTCACAAAGGCCGACGTTGCGTTCGTAAAGGCGACGCAAGGCTCCAAGACGGCCACTGCTGCCTTTGCTGGCATTGGCCTGTCTGTGCAGCAGCTCGAGGGGCTGTCGCCAGCCGAGCGGTTCCGGGCGATTGCCGACGGCATTTCGGCCCTGCCGACGGCTGCCGAGCGATCGCGGGCAGCTCTCCAGATCTTCGGCAAGGGTGCTGCTGAGCTGCTGCCAATGTTTGAAGGTGGGGCTGGTGCGATTTCGTCGGCCACCGACGAGGCTGCCCGGTTTGGGCTTGCGCTCACCAACGACCAGGCGGCCAGCGTCAACTCAATGTCCGACGCGTTTGCCAAGGCGGAGATGGCAGTACAGGGCATCGTGGGCCAGGTCGTGGCCTATCTAGCCCCGGCCATCCAGGGCGTCACCGACACGTTCTTAAATCTCGTTGGCGGGATTGGCGGCGCCAACATTGGCCAGTTCATCGGCGAGGGGATCATGGTAGGCGCCCAGTTCCTCGCTGGAATTGCCGACTGGATGATCTCGGGCATCGGCTCCGCGTTTGAGTATGCCGGCACCGTGATCGACGTTTTCAATCGTGTCGTGTCCGGGCTGCAGGCGATCTTTTTTGTTGGCGAGTCTGTGTTCAAGGGCGTGGGGGCAATCCTTACCAACGCTATCGCAAAGGGTGCGATGATTCTGGACGCCCTGCCGGACTCCGTGGCAGGGACCGGCTGGGCCGAGTTTGGCCAGTCGATGGAAGCGTCTGCCAGTAATCTCGCGAGGCAGTCCGAGGCAGCCGCCGGCAAGGCCCTGACGGCCGCCGGCAACGTGATCACTGGCGAGACCGGCGGCGTCGGCAAGTTCCAAGGGGCCGGGCCGCTGTCGGCGATCCTGGCAGACGGCATGGCCAAGGCCAGGACAGACGCGGCGACCCAGAGTGTGGTCGAACAGCCGAAGCCCGTCACGCCGCCCGTCGCCCCGATAGGGGCCTCCACTGAATCGCTCAAGGCCACCGACAGCCGATCCAAGGAGGGCATGTCGGAGATGTTCCGCCTAATGCGAAACAGCGGCGTTGACATCGCCGAGCAGCAGCTCGAGGAGCAGCGGAAGACCAACGAGCTGCTATCCGAGGGCGACGACATGGAAGCCTTCGGCATTCTGGGAGCGTAACTCATGGCAGTCGTGGCATGTCTGGAAACCGCCCGCGGCACTGGCGTGAGCGGCAAGTTTGGCGAGTCGTTCACTTTTACGCGCAAGTGGATAGTGCGGGTCGACTCGCCGCTGACGCCGCGGACGCTGATTTCTCGTGCCCCTGGAATCGCGTTTGGTGCGGGCCATCCAGACTTTTCCAACCACAAGGCAATGGAATTCGACTGCACCGAGGAAAGCGGCGACGGGATGATGTGGTCGATCACTGTGCGTTACTACATCCCGCCGGTGGACAACACTCCGAATCCGTCGACTGGAATGCCGGTCGACAGTTGGTCTGGCAGCGGCACCACGATCACCATTCCTGTCTTTGAAGACAAAGACGGAGCCAAGATCGTCAACTCTGCGAAAGATCCGCTAGAGGGAGCCGAGCGAGAGTCGAGCGAGTTCACGCTCAATCTGACGAAGTGCTACGCCGATTTGTCGTGGTCTCCGATCGCCGAGTCGCAGTCGAACACCGTGAACAGCTCGACGTGGAACGGATCGCCAGCCAGGACGTGGAAGGTGGCGTTTAAGTCGGCCTCCAAGAAGGAGGCCACCTCGAGCTCGGACGACACGACCAAGTCCTACTGGGAAACCACGTGGGAGTTCTGCTACCGCGCGGAGACGTGGGACTATAAGCCGTGGGACGTCGGGTTTAACCAGCTTGTCGACTCGTCTGGGACGCCGACGGCTGGTGGCTCGCAGCGGGCCGCCGTGCTCGGTGCTGACAAAAAGCCTGTGAAGGCTCCCGTGGCACTGTCCAGCGGCGTGGCCAAGGCTGCTGGCTCGGCTCCCGACGCCTTGACGTTCAAACTCTACAAAGAAACCGACTTCACCGTCTTTGGGACACCGGGCTAATGGCCAAGCCTCCGCGACAATCTGGGCGAAAGGTGACCTTCACGCCGGAGGCCGCCCAGCGGATTGCGCGCGTTGTCGTGGCAGTCGAGAAGGGCGACCGCTCGATCGCGGCAGCGGGCCGACAGTCGGCCGCCGGCGACGATGCCCTGATACGCGGAAAGTTCTCGGGCTCATGGAACAAAGGGGCAACAAAGACTGTCACTGACGCCACGCTGTCGGCAGTGACTTACGAGGCAAAGAACTACGTTGCCTCGCTGCTTCCGACCGGCGAGATGGGCTGCCAGCTCTGCTACACGGCTGGCGAGTGGGTGCTGATCACTTGGGACTGGGCCGGCCTATCTGGCTACAGCGGCTCGACGCAGCAAGTTCTGACGCACAACACCAGCGGCCAGCTCGTCTGGATCTCCACCACGGCCTGCACCTAATGCCACTCGCCACCAAGAACAACGCGATCATCGTCAAGGATGGCAGGCTCGCAGAGAGCTGCGGGTGCTGCGATGGGTGGTATTGCTACGAGAACCCGTGCGGCGTCGATACCGCAATACCAGCGTGGACGTGCGGCGGAAACGATGAAGAACTTCCGCCCGACTTCATTACCGCCCGCGTACAGTATAGCGGACAGTCGCTGTCTCATTACGTGGCAGCAAGTTCAGACGACAGAGGATTTACGCAAACGATAAGGGTGCGTACTCAAAAAGCGGACGCAAACCTGTCGGCAGATTTTCGTCTTGACCGCATACCTTTTTCGTACATTGTTGACGGGCCGACAATCTTGGGCTGCGCTTACCGAGGGCGATTCCAAGGATCACAGGGGCCGCTCATAACCATCTGGCCTGGAGTCCGATTAGGGTCAGGATGGGGGGCAGCAATTAACTTTAATTCCAGTGCATTCAGCGCAGTTTTAATGTCGGTGACCTTGGGGGAAATTGTCCCGGCAGACGACGCGCCTCCATGCGGCACACAGTCTGAGCCACCCGAAGCTAGTGGCAGCGGAACAAATACGTCTGTCGGCATTGTGAGTGATGCAAGCAGTGGATTTTCTCGCCCTGACGGATCGGCATGGTCATACAGCGCGAACGGCCCTTTCTTTGCGCCAAACCCAACGCTCGCAGGGCTGTCGTGGTCTTATTCAATGGCGACCGACACGCTTTGCAGAAGAACAGATGGATTTCCTGGCCTGAGGATATTTCCGACGGCGACAAAACACGCCTTGACGATCACCGTCGTGAACACTTAGGGGGCTTAAATGCCGTGCAGGCAGTTGGCTGTGTACAACGGACGCGCTGGAAAGCAGAGGCTCTCTGGGCAGACGCCGTCTGGCCCAGTCTATGTTCCGTTTACCACCGAGGCCGAGTGCAACCAAGCCTGCCAGGAAGGCGCGTGCTGCGAGGGCACGTCGTGCAGCGTTAAGGCGCAGTGCCTGTGCCAAGGGACGGGGAAGGTGTTCCAGGGCGTGGGGACGGTGTGTACGCAGAACCCGTGTGGATGCTGCGGCACGGGAGATGTCCTGCCGTCTGGAAGCGTTTCTGTTTCGGTTATCAGATCGCTTAATGTCATCGCAAGAAGCTCTTGTGCGTGCGAGGTGTTTTCTGACCCTCCCGATTCCGCTTCTCAGTGTCGCTCTGATTCCGCGATTCTTTCGTCGTCTGGCGGGGGAGATGCGTGCTCAAGAACGGTCGTGGGTATCATGTCTGGAA